ATCAGCTTGACTTGGTGTTGGAGGTGTTATTGGATGACTATGAAAAATGCCAATAATCTCGCCTAAATTATCTGCTTTTACATAATCTTCTGGATTAAGTATAAATTCTTGATGACTTGTTATAGCTAAATTTTGACATGGATAATATTTTTGCTTACCTTTTACATTAACCAATAAACCAACCGCCTCTTTAGGATCTTGGTCTTTCGCATGAGCCAATGCAGCATCTCTCCAACTCATTGTGTAAACGTACCGATAGAAGGAAACAAAGATCTAGTGCATTGACGTTTTGGCGATCTTATTCCAGCTAGGTCAAAAACTGCTGCGAGTTCCCATGAAACAATCTCTCTATTTTCTGCGGACTTTCGATCTATGTAATATATTTCTTGTGGAAACTCTGCCGTAGGATCTGGAGTACCGAAAGGATTAGTCGCCCCAGAAAAATTAGCTGCATCTAAAAATCTTGCCATAGTTCTTATTCTTACAACTTTTGCACCTGTCAAATCATTGCCAGCAGTAGTTTGATTGACAGTTAATAATATTGCAGAGATAGAAGGAGAACCCATATTACTTACAGTCAACGTAGGTCGAGGTAACTGTCCACGTTGATAAGCAAAACCTGTAGCTTGTACAGGAAATCTTAAATATTCATTACCAGCCCATACAATTTTTCCGTTTGCGTCTAAATTTGAACCAGCATGAAATCTATAAACAGTAGTTGCACCATGCAAAGCATTATCTAATGTTAACGTAAACAACTCGATAATTGCTGACGGATTTACTTTTTGTATATCACTAAAAACAGGATCAGTACTCATGCTGGCTCAAATACTTCTCTAAATGTAGCGTTGATACTTGCAAGAGTAGGTAAATCTATTGTCTTAGTCCATCTATCGCAAACAAATTTACTTGTACCAGTTTTTGTAATTGATACGTTACCACTTGTAGTTGCACCACTAGCTGCTGTTACTACAAAAACATTTGCATTAGTAACAGAAGAAACTATATATGTCCCATCAGCAGAAGAGCCAGAAGTAAAGTCTATAACAATAGAATCACCAGCAAATAGCCTATGATTTGTAATTGTGATAGTTATTGTTGTGCTACTTTGTGCATAAGTTCCTGTTTTTGTAAAAGATTCTCTTGGAGGTGCATAATCAAAACTAGCTTTATCAAAAGCACGTTCTTGTAAAAAATAATCAATAGTATCGGCTTGATCTTCAGTAATATTTTCCCAACGCAAGCTATACTGTCTTGGGTTTTGATGATTTGGTATGCCGAATACTAAGCGATGCTCATATCCATCAGCAAAACGAACTATCTTACCTATTGGTGCTTGATCTTTTTTAACGCTGAAACTAGGTTCTATGTCTGGAAAAGTAGCCATTAACTTAACAAACCTCCCGGCCTTTGCTGTTGTATAAGTTCTGATTGTATAGCAGCAGCTAAAGCCCTACCAAATTGTTCTGACTGTGCAGAATCACCTTCGACAGAACTACCAGAAGCGTCTACATTTACGACAATATTACCAACACCTCCAGAACTTTGCACTCCAAGTTTTCCATTAGCACCACGCTTCAGAGGCATGATCGCCTCCGGACCGGCTTCTCCCATAAGCCCTGCTCCATTTGCCATTGGGAATAAAGTTGGTTTGTTTACTATTCCACCCATTGCATACGGAACAATTTTATTTTTAGCGAAGACATTACCCATAGCACTTGGTACAACCTCTCCTCCCTCTATAACATTTCCCTTCGCATTAAGATTTAAGAAACCTAGAATAGGATTTGCAATAAATTTCATAAACGCAGCTTTTATAATTATTCTCTGCAGTTCTTTAATAGCTGACCTTGCTAAATCAGCAAAACCTCTCTTGCCTTCTATAAAGAAATCAGCAAAAGCATCTCCAAGTTTGTTAGTAACATCTAATGCAAGTTCTCCAATTTTTGTTTTCATGTCTGAAGCTTCATCAACAAGTTTCTTAAACTTCTCTGCTAAACTTTCTGCTTCTGGATTTGCATTTCTTAATTTCTCAGTTATACCTTCAATAGTTAAACCTAAAGTATTAGCATCTCCTCCTATTTCTTTATATATTTCTGCTGCTCTTTTTTCTATTTCTAAATTTTCTAATTCTTGTTTACCTATCAAACCAAGCTCCTCTTTAATTTTTGCAAGATTTAATTTTTTCTCTATATCACTCGTAGGATCTTCAAACCTACTTGTTGCACCAGCTTCATCTTGATTAAGAAAATCTAACCTTTGACCTTGTATAAAGCTGAACTGATCTCTTTTATCAGATTTCAACATACTTATATCAAATACTCCTGTTTTGGCAAATCTTCTTGCACCTGTTTTAGACATTGCACTCCTTCCACCAACTTGCTCAAAAGCAAATGCTTCTGCCATTGCTTCTTTAGTTTCCTTGCGAGTTCCTTTAAAGAATTTAAGAACTGCTGTTAAAGCATCAGCCATGCCTGCAATAAATTTTTGAATCATTGCCCCAACAGGTACAAACAAATCTCCAAATTCTTTCTGTAATGCTTGTAAAGAAACAGCCATTCTTTGACCAGCATCTACTGAAGAATTTGCCATCTCTTCAGCAGCAGCAGCATGATCCTCACTAAGCTTGACAACAAACTTCATAACATCATTCAGACCTACAGTTCCATCTCTTAAATCTTTTTGTAATTCTGGTAGTGATCTGCCTGTTGCATTTGCAAATTTAACAACAGCACCCGGCAATCTCTCCCCCAACTGACCTTGTAATTCTTCAGCCGACACCTTACCTTTACCAAAAATCTGCGACATGGCTCGAATAGCAGATTGTACGTCTTCAGCATCTCCACCAGTTGCTTTAATAGCTTCTGATACACCTTTAAATACTTTTTCAGCGTCATCAACATTACCGCCAGCACCAATAACAGATGCAGACAATGTAGTGAATTGTTTTGTAGCAGCCCCTAAAGGTACGTTTAACCTTTTAGAAGTAGTAGCGATAACATTCTGTGCTTTTCTAAATTCGCTTTGTGTTTTGGTGACACCTTTTAATGCTATTTCTAATTTTTGTATTTGCGCTGAGTATTGTGCAGCAGCAGCAGCAGCTTTAATAGTTTCAACTCCAAGACCAATAGCAGCACCATAGGCTCCACCTCTTACACCTCCGACTGCTGCCCCTGCCAATCCCATAGAACCAACAGCACCAAAATTACCAGCAACCCCAGATCCAGCCAATGCTCCAAGTGCTGCTTTTTGACCAACACCCATATTCTTTGCAGATCCAACAATGTTATCTCTAAACTTTGCAAACCTACCTCTAGTGTCCATAGCCGGGCCAATCGGCTGTGCGTATTGTGTTCTCGGCTGTATGCTTAAACTTGCATTTAATTTATTTATTTCTGCTGTAAAACGACTATATGATGCACCGCCCTTATCAACTTGATCTCTTAAAACCTTAAAAGCTGCTATTTGATCTCTAATAATTTTATTACTTTTAGCTAATCCACCATTAAAACTCTTAGCTCTTTTATCTACTCGTAAAATACTTGCAACTGTATCGTTTAAACTTTTCTTATTTAAAACAAGTGTTTTATTTATTTTGCCAAACGTGGCATTTAACTTTTTTAGCTCATCATTCCCAAAAGTCTTTATACTAATTTTTACTGTATTAGTCTCAGTCGCCATCTATTACTGCTCCTTACTATTGAGTTTTTTAATAGCAACAGCTTCCATTAGTTGTAAACCAGCGAGCATTTCTTGTCGGTTATCTACATGATAGATGTCAAACAGACCTCCAGCAAGCAATAATACCTCATACTTTAATCCTACTACACCTCCAAAAGATGTGTTCCATTGTGTCTGGCAACGAAGGAACATATTAACAATTTCCCAATTCTCATCAAAAACTTCAAAATCGTCTTCTTCTTTTGGTTGCTCCTCGATTTTTACACCAAACGCAGCAGCGTCTTTCTGTGTTTCATCTATAACTTGCTTGCTGCCCGAAGCCCAATATAAGGCAGCATCAGTTAGTTTCCCGATTGTGCGTTTGCATAAAAAGATTTAAAAGCGTCTAATACACCAGCAACAAAATCTGTATCTTCTGCAAAGCTTTTTAATTCTGTTTTTGAAAACTGAATAGGAGTTCCATCTTCTTCCTTAAGATCTTCCCAGCCAACTAAAACTTTTTCAAGAGCCTTAAACTCACTTTCCTCGTTAAAATTATTTAATTCAGTTCTTGATAAGCGTCTAAATTTACCAACAAATTCACTTGTTTCAAATTCACCAATGTTAGTTTCAGAAGGTGTTTTAACTTGTACAGGCCAAGAATACACCTTCGTCTTTTTTCTTACAAATGCCATAAATTAATATATATACTTCTTTACTCTACCTCAGTAGTCAATACTTACTAAGTAAAAACTATTCCGAGTTCGTCATTAGCTGAACTAGGTACAAGTGTATATGGAATCTCTAACATAGTTACTCCATCAGCCTCACCATAGGCAACATCACCAATATCAACCTTTGTACTTGTAACTCTAACAATATTACCAGCAGTTGTACCATGAGTGACTGTTAAGTTACCAAGAGAAGTATCTGTTAAAGCGGCAGCAAAGAAATCTTTAGAAGATAAAGCTGGTGCTTCTATGGTTACAGAACCATTGGCTGCTCTATCTGTTAGTAAAACTTCTTTCGTACCACCAACAAGTTCTCTGTAAACGATTGAATTACCAACATCCAACGAGAAGTTCATTAATGCTCCAGCGAAAGACAATAGTTGGAAACTACTTGTATTTCCGTTTTTAAATATTAATGGTGTTGCTTGGTTTCCATAGGTTACTGAAGGTAATGCTGTATCTGTTGGAGCATTGTAAATTCCAGTAAATGTGAAATCTATAGATGGTATTTCACCTACAGCAGCATTAATCGCAAAAGTTCCTCGACACCCTGTAACAACGTGTCTTACACCATCTACGTTGTAATGGATAGTAACAGATGAAAAACTAGCTGAAATTGGTTCGTAAGTAACGCTAGTTCCAGAAGCTACAGTCTCCGAAAAGCCACACGCTTTAAGCGCACTTCCGTACCTTGGCGCAGTTCCAGCAGTTCCAGATCCAGCAAGTTCTACGCTGAACGTACACTCAACTCTGGTGTTTGCTAAAAGCTGTTGTGATGCACCCAAATAAGGTCTGACAACATCTCTGTTTACTACATCACTAGATTGTGGTGTGATTGACAGATCTCT